GTGTACGGATGATCACGCCAATAATCTTTCATCGCCTCACCCTCTCACAATATTCATAGCTCTTATTATATCATCTTCTTTTTCATATACAGCACGTTCGAGCGTCTCAACAAGTGCAGATTCCTCGATTCGGTTCGTAGCGTCGAGGGGTAGCTCGATAGATGTGGCAAGATCATGCTCCAAGAGTTCGACAACACTGGCCACATCGCCGTCCATGATGGTTGCTTCAACTTTGTTGGCGTTATCAGGCACCTTTTCCTTGTCCAAGAAACTCTTGAGACGTCTCATACCGACATGTGATCGTTTCGGGCTTGGGATATCAATCTTCACGTTGACATGGATTGTGGACTGTAGCGCATCTGCAATGTCTCGCATAGAACTTGACAGTCGTGCATCTTCGGAGAACAGTCCAGACGGGAGAACATCCCCAACGAAGGACACCGAGCGTGCTTCACTGGCACGCTGAAAAGCTTCGATGTCACCCTTAACGATTAGTGGACGTGCCTCCCATTTTCCCTTTTCTAGGGGGTGTAGAGCGTTTGCAATCGCTGCGACGGCTTTGCATGTTGGAGCTCCAGCCATGGCACCCAACATGCCGAATGCATTCGAGTCATAGAACGTGGCATAGTTCGCCCGCGCGAAGAAGTCATCAACGTTCTCAAGCTTGATTGGTTTGATCTCTAACGAAGAACTATCGACAGCTTGGGCATCAAGATCAGGTACGCGTTTGGCAATGATGATCGACCGTTTCCCTCGAGGTCCAAAAACATACTCGACTTCATTATCACCAGGAACGCGATGGTCGCTTTCATCTGCGTTACGCAGCATATTAGCCCAGTCGACACAAGGAGCTACCACATCCATGCCATCAGGAGAGTGAACCGCCAGTTCAAAGAATTTTACCTTACGACGTTTCGATGCCGATGTGCTCATGCTCAGTCCCGGCTTCCGCTGTTCTGGTTGTGGTTGCTTCATGTCTCATCCCACTCGTTTGGGTTGCCCTTGGGCTGGCTGCAGCGCCTGGCAGTCAATGTCATATCGTTCTGGTCCAATCGCTCAGCGATGGGTACGAATGCTATGTGCATCATTTGGCACGGGGCTTCGCAACCAGCCAGCCAGCCACAACACCAAGAGCAATGGCAGCCACACCCAAAACAGCCACGAGCCACATACTCGCCGATGAGATGAGATAAATCCCCATGACACAGCAGACGGTCAGGATGGCCAAGCCACCTATGGCGCGTCCGGCACGCTCGGTGCTGTCCATGTCGATGTCTTTACCCTTGCGAATCATTTCCTCGATTTCGATTCGCCTTGAGTCGTATTCATGCTGGTTGATGTTGCCGCTGGCAAGCTGCTGGTCGAGGTTGGCTAGCATCTCTGATCCGATACGCTTCATGTCAAGTCCTTAGTGGTGATCAGGCTGGTATTTGGTTGAGCATGGCGCGTTCAGCGTCAGCCAGTGTGGTGAGCCGGTCGGTGAGGACATCCTCGGTGACCCACAGCTCATCGGAGGCGGTGGCCATATCGACACCACCAGCCAAGGCCGATGCCACCGCGTCGATGTCTGGCAGGAGACGCCGGGCTGTCACATCACGGACACGCTGCTCGGATGCCCACGTCACATCAGACACCAGATCCAGGTCGATGTGGACGAGTTCGTGGGCAAGGGTGCAGCGGCGCTCCCGGACAGTGAGGCCGGTGGCGATCCAGATGTGCCGCCCGTCGGTGGCACCCAGCTGTCCTGGTGGCAGGCCGCCCCAGCACAGGTCGAGTTGGGGCCGGCTGGTGAGGTCTGCCCACGGGTTAGGCAGGATCATCGCCCCACTCCTTCTCTTGGAGTTCCCGTTCGGTGAGATGGCCAACATCATATGCCGCCATCTTGCTGAAGTTGGGAGATTCCGACTGGTTGGGCAGGCTACTGATTTTCGAGGAATCGTCATCCCGCAATGCCGCATTGATCTGCAGCTGTGGATCTATGCCCATTAAGTCGTGACCGTCACCGCTGGTAGCCGTGCGAGCCAGATCGATGGGGTCCTCGACCCCGAGGGCATGGGCCAGAGGAATGAAAATCTCAGGCGTCAGAGTATCGATCCCTTGGCATGCGGCTGCCACATCACGCCGATTTAATCCAGCTGCATCAGCGACATGATCTAAGCCGCCATGCGATGGCAAGGCTTGAGTGAACCATCCAGCGATAAAGCGGGTGCCGATCTCCACGTTTTCAGTTTCTGCCGTGTCGAGGATATGAGCGACCATCCCATCGTTGAGCAGCACCCCTGGGTCGAGATCGAGGGCATGGCACAAAGCGAGGAGGGCTTCCAGAGTGATTGCCTGTTCGCCCTTAAGGCTGTAGAGGACGCCACTCTTGGAGAGTCCGGTGCGTTCCGATAGATCGTCGTATGTGAGCCCGGCCTGCTCGCGCTTCGTCTGGAGTGCAATCGCGATGTAACGCGTCGCAGCGCCAACAGCCTTACGTCTAACCATAGATCTAGAGTCGCAAAATTAGGTCTGATATGTCAACTCCGGTCTACATGTTGTGCTTGGTCTAAAAAGCGACTATGGTTCCTTCCATGAACCCCAACTTAGACACCAGAGAGCTGGCAGCAGCAGAGATTCGCGCCGCCGTAGCTCGCAAGGGAATCCCATACGGAGAGCTATCCGAGAAGACGGGCATCGAACGCACCGTCCTATCTCGCAAGATGCGAGGCAGTACCCCCTTCGGCATTGAAGAGGTCATCTCCATCGCTCAGGTCATTGGTGAGCCACCTATGGCCCTCGTCAACGCGGCCGCCTACTCGGCCATCTCATCTCAGAACGGAGCAGCAGCATGACCAGCAACATTCAGCCATTCACCTACGAGGATCATACGGTCCGCGTCGTCACCATTGACGGTGAACCGTGGTTCGTGCTCGCCGACCTGTGCAAGGTGCTCGACCTAGCCAAACCGTCACGTGTCGCCATGCGAATAGCGGACGACATGAAGGGTGCTCATCTGATGAGCACCCCTGGCGGGGACCAGGAAATGACCATCGTGTCTGAGGCTGGCATGTACGAAGTCATCATCCGATCCGACAAGCCCGAGGCGGCAGCGTTCCGCCGCTGGGTCACCTCGGAGGTTCTCCCCTCGATTCGCAAGCACGTCGGCTACCTCACCGATCAGAAGATCGAGGACATCCTCGACAACCCGGACACGATCATCCAGCTGGCCACCAAGTTGAAGTCCGAGCGTGCCAAGCGCGCCGCCTTGGAGAAGCAGGCCGCCATCGACACCCCCAAGGCCAGATTCGCCGACGCCGTGTCCGCATCACACACATCCATCCTCATCGGCGATTTGGCGAAACTACTACGCCAGAACGGCTACGAGATCGGCCAGAACAGGCTGTTCGAGATGCTGCGACGCGACGGCTACCTGTGCAGCGCCAAGGGCGGCATGTGGAACATGCCCACCCAGAAAGCCATGAATCTTGGCCTGTTCGAGGTGAAGGAAACCACCATCGTGCATTCCGACGGCCACGTGTCGATCTCGAAAACCACCAAGGTCACGGGAAAGGGTCAGGTGTATTTCGTCACCCGTTTCCTGGATGGTCGGCTCCCCAAAGGCATCAACGACGAGGCAGCGGCATGAGCACCGACGTCATGTGTGTTCACGAGTACGCACTCAAGGCTATCGAGGCGGATCTGACCGACGCTCTCACCAACCCGGCCAGCCCTGATATGCGCACCGGGCTGTTCGAGGCTGCGAGGATCGTCTCCGTCGACAAGGCGTCGGCGCGGCGTCTAGCCTCTGGGAGGAAGCGCCTTCAAGAAATCAGTAACACCGACCTCAACAGCCGTGGTTGCCCCGACGCGCAGCAGGTTCGCCAATCCCTCGCGAAGACGGCCGATGAAGTTTTTAAGCTTTTCGTTTCGATCCTCCGGGACTTGCGGAAACATGACCGCCAGGGCACCGATGAGTTCGGCGGCGAGCCTGCGCACCCCATCTGGGCCGAAAACGACGAATTGATCGACGGCTTTGTCGAGTCCCTTCGCCAACTCCAGGACGTAGCGGGCAAAATCCTCATCCATGTCATCGGCAGCGGTGATGAACTCGATGATCTCGTCGGTGACGTTGCCGATGTCTCCCAGGGCGAACGGCGAGTAGCCGACGTCACCCCAGTTGTCGGCAAGCATTTTGAGGACCAGCAGATCGGCGTCGAAGACGAGGGATCGTCCATCGGGCCGTCCTGCGGCACCAATGTCACCGCCGAAGATGGCGATAGCCATGTTGTTGACGACCTCGAAGTACTCGTCGCTGGTCATACGGTCGCGCACCTGGACGAACCAGCGGAGGGTTTCGAGGTGGGTGTCGATCCACGACACTCCGTCGATGGCCCGGGATTCGATGAGCGGAGCTCCGGCCGGCGGAGTTTGCCATTCCTTCAGCCGGTCATAGAGAAGCTGAGCCGCATTGTCCATGGGGACAGTCTCTCACACTGCCACGACAGGCAAGGAGGCGCGGCATGAGCACCTCAATTCGAGAAAATATCCCACCGGTTGACGGACTGCAATTCGACAACCCCACTCTCAGCGCACTCATCGACTTCCTGGCTGATGATGGCGACGGCGTCTGGTGCTACAGCCTCCCGGCAGGTCGTGACATTGTCCGCCTCACCAAGACGCACCGTTTTCACGAATCCGTCGGTGAAGGTGATGCGTATCAGAGGGGTGTGGAGACGGTCGTATCGAATCAGTGTCTGCTCAAGTTTGAGCACCTCCGTCGCGTCTCGCAGAACGATGGGAAATTCGGTTCCGAACGTGACCGTGTTGTTCATGGCGTCTCCTTGGAAGGGTCTGACGGTACCGACATCGTAGAGCGCACGGAACCCAATGATCGTGGTGGTGGGCAGCCATGAAAACCAGAACACCAACCTTCGCCGAGGAGCTGGCCGACACGTATGGCCGGTGGATGACCTACGCCCAGGCGGCGAAAGAACTCAACTGCTCGGCACGCCATCTGCGCCATTTGACGGAGCGTGGACAGCTGGCCTGCTGGACGATCGGTGACACGCAGGCGTTGAGGCTGAAGACCGCCGATGTGGCCGCCCTGATGAGAAGGGTCGCCTGACGTGCTTAACGGATACGCATCCGACATCGTGTTCGCCGTCGTGTGTCTCATTGCTCTGGCCATCGCATTGAAGCACGCCGACTGACCTGAAATCAAAACTGTTCATACCCCTACAGGGGTGCCTTCAGTGCACCCAAAAACGGAGAAACAATGCACACATACAAGGATCATTGGACCGCCGAATACATGTACCAGATACGACACATCTGCAATCAGATTGGCGATCTTCAGGTGTCCATCGAGAAGTTGCAGTCCGACCTGGACTATGACAATCCCGGCGGCGCATCGAAGAATCTGGAGGAGTCCTGTCTGCTGCTCGGGGTTGCCCTGGAGGAGCTACACCGGGTCGACCGGCATGTGCGCAGGGTCATCGACGCCATCTCTGGGGAGGCGTGATGAGACTCAACCCCTGCAGACTGCTGACGGTCGTGTTTGCCGTGTGTGGTTTGGGTGAGTGTGTCGTCGGTTTGGCCGGCTGGTTCGACGACCTGCCTCATGCGCTGGCTATCGCCTTGTTCTGCACCTTGGCGGCCGCCTGCTGCCATCTGCTGGACCCTGCGAGGCTGCCATGACGGAAGTACTGCACACGGTTGCCCAGTCCGCCCGGATTCACGGTGTGCCTCGGGAGAAGCTGCGGGCCGGTATCCGCCGTGGCTGTCTCACACAGCACGGCACCACCAAGGACGGGGAACCTTTGGTGGCGTCATCCGAGGTGGCCGCCTACCTCGGCTCCCGGTGGGCACGCACCGACCATCGCCACGACGACCTGTGGGCACAGGCGATGTGCCGCAAACCCGGCATGGACCCGGAAATGTGGTTTCCCGACGACGCCGACGTGGACACCCAGAATGAGGCGATCCGGCTGTGCCACCAATGCCCACTGGCCATCCACTGCCTCGAAATGGCAATGGATTTGGAGCCGCCCGGATACAAGATGCGCGCCGGCATCTTCGGCGGAACCACACCACAACAACGCCACCGCATAGGCCTATCGAGAAAGGAAAAGAAATGACCATCAACCATCGCATTGATGCCGAGACAAAGACCATCGCAGACAATCTGGAGCCGATGGAGCTCGCCACGCTCCACGAGGCCATCCGTCAAGCCGAGAAGCGCGCAGACAATGCACGCAACCTCCTGTCGCTGGATGACACCCCACAGATGTGGCGCATGGCGACCTGCGCAGCAGACATGCTGAACCAGCTCGCCCACTACCTGCCGGATCCCGACGACCCGGACGAGTCGGATGAGGGGTGCGCGGCATGACCAGACATGCGAAAGACGCTGTCCTCATCGGGTGTGAGATCGACGGCACCCAGGCGTGGCATGACCTGCGCCGCTCCGGTGTGGGCGGCTCGGACATCGCCAAGGTGCTGGGCCTGTCACCGTGGGGCGACTCCTACTCCCTGTGGTGTGAGAAGACCGGCGACTCCGTAGCCGCCGAGCAGACAAGCCCGCTGATGGAGGCAGGCCACTATGTTGAGCTGGCGGCCGACCAGTGGTATCGGGACAAGAAGCTTCCCGAGGGCCGGTTTCTGCGTGACGCCCGAACATGGGCCCACAAGGATCGCCGCTGGCAGCTGGCCAACCCAGACCGCATCGTCTGCACCAGAAACACGGATGCCTCCATCACGGGAATCGTGGAGTTCAAGTATTCCCCTAGCCGCCCCGGCGACTGGGGGCCGGACGGCTCCACCGACATCCCGAAACACTACTGGTGCCAAGTGCAGTGGTACATGGCGACATTTGGCGTCGACTGGTGCGATGTGGTGGCGCTGTCGACGTGGGGATTCCGCTGCTACCGGATTCAGGCCGACCACCGCTGGCAGGAGTATGCGGTAGCCGAGGCGAAACGCTTCTGGGACTGTGTGCAGCTCGGCCTCCCGCCGAACTGGACCCCCAACAAGTGGTCCTATGAGGCCGACCGCCGCCGCCACCCCGACATCGACCCGGACAAGACGGTCACCGTCGCCGACACGTCAATGCTCGACGCCATCACCGCAGGAATCGACGCAGACCAAGCAGTCAAGGAATACACGGCCGATCACAAGCCCGACATCGAGCAGGCCAAACAGGTGCTGGCCCACCTCATGGGTGATGCGAAAACCGCCGTCGACCCGTCCGGGGAAACCCTGGCCACCCGCCGCGCCCGAGGCCAAGGAACACCCTATGTTGCGCTCGCGAAAGGCAGGCAATGAACGACTACCGCGACGACTACACGAACCGCATTGTCTACCAGTGCCAGTTTTGCCGACAAGACCACACGACAAAGGTTCCACCAGAAACCGTCCACTACTACATTCGCCGCGACCATGTGCTCGACATGCACTACGGGCTGTGGCGGATCATCCCCCAAAAACCACGATTCATGGTTTGCCCCGACTGCCTCAAAAAAGGAGTACTTGCCAATGTCCACTGAACTTGATCTTCACCAGCCCAACCCGTCCGGCTATCTTGACAATCTGGATAGCAAAATGCAGTACTGCCAGCTGATTGCCGAATCAGACATTGTGCCGCCCGCATTCCGCGGCCGCCCGGCCAACGTGATGATTGCGATCGAGACCGCAGGGCAGCTGGGTGACGCCCCGTTCACCGTGATGCAGGAGATGGCGATCATCTCCGGCAAACCATCCCTGTCCGCCAAATACATTCGCTCCCTTGTCCGGCGTGCCGGGCATCGTCTGCGTGAAACCTACCGGGACGGTGTCGCCACCTGCGTCATCGTGCGCGCCGACGACCCCGAGTTTAAGCATGTCGCCACCTGGGATGAGAAGAAGGCCAAGCAGCACGACCTGTGGGGCAAGGGGCATTGGCGCAAGAACCCCGAGCTGATGTTGAAGAACCGTGCCCTGACCGAGTGCGCCCGCGAGGCGTGTTTCGAGGCGATGGCCGGAATCGGCTACACCCCAGACGAGATCCAGGACTTCAAGCCGGAGCCTGCCACCCCCAGGGTGACGGTGCAGCAGGTGGACTTCAGCAGGCTGCGTGACGCCATGACAGCCGCGAACGTGGACGCCTCCACGATGGCGGCGATCGCCTCCGACGTGCTGGGACGCCACATCGACAGCGGGGCGGAACTGTCACAGGCCGACGCCGACGCGGTGGCCGCGTCGTTGGAGGCAGACCTGCGCCGAGCCAAGGAAGACCATCCCGCCGGAACCGGCATCGACCCGGAAACCGGAGAAGTCGCCGAAACCACCGAGGAGCAGAAATGAGCGGTGAAACATCCATCACTATCGTGGGCAACCTGACCGCCGACCCGGATTTGAAGTTCACCCAGTCTGGGATCCCGGCAGCGAATTTCACGGTCGCCTCCACCCCACGCACCTTCGACAAGCAGTCGAACCAGTGGGTTGACGGGGATCCCCTGTTCCTGCGCTGCACCGTGTGGCGCGGCTATGCCGAGCATGTCGCCGAATCACTGTCCAAAGGGATGCGGGTGATCGTGCAAGGCAACCTGCGCGCCAACCAGTGGACCGACAAGCAGGGCAACAACCGCACCACATACCAAATCGACGTGGCTGAGATTGGGCCGTCGCTGCGCTATGCCACCGCCCAGGTGTCCAAGGCCACCCGCGGCAGCAACTTTGGGCAGCCCCAGGGCGACCATCCAGCCGCCGGCGGCGCAGGCATGTGGACACAGCCCCAGACGGGCTGGCAGCAGCCCTCCACCGACCAGGCACCGTTCTGACCATCACCCATTCTGGGGCGGCTCTACACCAAGGGCCGCCCCTGTCAACAGAGGACATCCCATGACCACCATCACCGACCTTTTTGCTGGGGCGGGCGGATCATCCACAGGAGCCACCCAGGCAGGTGTCACCGTTCGTCTCGCCGCAAACCACTGGCAGACAGCCATTGACACCCACCAGCTGAACCATCCCGGCGCAGACCACGACTGTGCCGACATCTCCCAGACGGATCCGAGCCGCTATCCGCGCACCGACCTGCTGTGGGCCTCACCATCCTGCACCCACCATTCCCGAGCCCAGGGCAAGAGGCGCACCACAGGGCCAGCAGAGTTCGCACCACATCGCGGCCGCGTCGAATGGGGCGAGGTTCGACAATCCGAGCCGGACCGCTCGAGGGCAACCATGTTCGACGTGATCCGGTTCGCCGAACACCACCGCTATGACGGCATCATCGTGGAGAACGTTCCCGAGGTGCGGGAATGGCCGCTCTACCGGTGGTGGCTGTCAGCCGTGACCGACGGTCTCGGCTACCGGGAGCGCGAGGATATCGTTTCGGCCGCACGCTGCAACCAGCTGGGCGACGCTGCACCACAGGATCGCCGACGGCTCTACGTCCAGTTCTGGCGCGGATCAGTGGCACCGAAACCCATCTGGCAAGCAGAAGTCATGCCCGGTGCACTCACCATCCTGGACGAGGACCCCGGGCCACTGATCGAGGATCGGCCCCGTCCGCTGTCGAACAGAACAATGGCACGCATCAAGGCGACCGTTGACCGCCACCCCCATGAGCGTCGAATGATCGTGTCCTACTACGGAGCGTCCAAGGTGGGTCGGGCGGGTCGTGAACCGTTGCCCACTCTGACGACACACGACCGACACGCCGTCATCACCAGATGCCCAGACGGGCTGCACTACCGCATGCTGACCGTCGCCGAGCAGGCGGCAGCAATGGGATTCCCTGGCAGCTACCGGTTCTGTGGAAACCGGGCGGATCAGGTGAAGCAGATCGGCAATGCCGTTTGTCCGCCCGCAGCCAGAGACATCGTCGCTGGACTTGTTGACGCATGCGGGCAGGTGGCGGCATGACATCGACAGGAAACGGCCATGTCCATGAAGTCACGGTGGATGTGCCCGACGGTCTGTGGATGACCTCAAACATGAGGCTGCACTGGGCCAGAAAAGCAGAACGGTCGAGAGGGCTGCGCCATCTGGGCCTGTGGGTCGGGCGCCATGTGCCCGCCATGGCCCGCGCCC